GTTGAGCTTTCGAGATTCCTAGATCCTTAGCGAACCTTCCGAAGTGCTTAAAGGGTTGTATTACTACGGTATTGGTAGAAGAGGAGCCTCCCTGCTGTAGATTTCTAACTCCTTGCTCTCCTCCTATCCTGCGTACTGTAGATCTATCCAGAATAGCCTCTCCTCGCAATACTCGAGCTGTAGCCTCATCCGGGGCCATCCCTCCCATATGGAAAGAAGGCATCTGCTGAGACATAACAACCCCAGATTGAGCTATCCCGGTAGCGAGTGCTATTCCGGATTGGATAGCATTAAAGGGAGGGATAAGGGCCTGCGCTGCCATGATGGCCTCGGCTGTAGCCATCGCTACATTAGCAAGGGCCATACCCTTCTCGAATCTAAATAGGGCTCTAAGTTGTTTCTGCTTCTGTTCGTATGCAGATCTCTCGATCTCTCCCATCTCTGCTATCTGTTTCTGCTTCTCTTTCTGGGCTTCTACATCTATCGCATCGCTATTCATTCTAGCATCTGCTAGAGTTGCGAGAGCATCTCCAAGCTCAAAGATAGCATCTAAATTCGCTCGGGCTCCTTCCTTTCTTTGTGCTTGTAGTTCTTCCTCTGCTGCTAGAAGTTCCTCGTTAAGATCTTCCTCTGCTGCTCTTCTTAGTGCTATTGCTGCCAGTTGAGCCTCGGCCTCTCTCCCAGTTGCTAAGCCTAGCATCTCTAAGCCTCTAATCTGATCTTCTAATCCTTTCGCTTGGGCTATTTGTTTTTTACCTTCATCATCTAGGAAAGCAGCAGCCATCGCTCGATCCATCTGCTCTTCTAGGGCCTTACCCTTTAGAATATCATCAACTAGAGCGAAGGCTTCCTCTAAGGCTTCATTATTTAATTGTTCTGCTGTTAAGGCTCTCTCTGCTGCTTCTGCTCTTCTTTCTGCTTGGTTAGCAGCCTCTTCCGTTGCATCTGCTAGCTCTTTCTCGAGAGTTACCATATCCATAGCAGTATTAACGGCTTCGGTTCGCATATCCGTTACTGCCTTAACCATCTTCGATTCTGTTGCGATCTTATTTCTTAGATCATCTCTTAACTTTCCGAGGAGAGCTGCTTGCATTAATCCACGATCCATTAGATTAACTTGATTATCGATCTCATCATTTTGCAATTGTAAGAGTCTAATACTCTCCATCTCTTCTTCTGTCATAGCAGGAGATTCTTTTAATTTTAGATAAGCACCTTGTAAACTTTCTACAGACTTGAGTAGAAGTTTATTATTTTCGATAGAGTCATCTAAAATATTTATATTCTCTGTAAAGCTTTCGTTAGCTGCTTCCCCTGCTTTCTCGAGATCAAATTCATATTGTGTAATTTGACCTGTAAGTAACTTATACTCCATTCGAAGTTCGCGTAATTTAGAAGCAGCATCTACCATATTATCTTCGGATTCCCCTTGAGATATTTGGAGTAATTCGTTCGCTTCTCTTAGTTCTAGTGTAGCCTCCTTCGCTGCTTGAACTCCTGCCTCGTAAGAAGAATAAGCCATCGTTAAACCTGCTACGATTGCTGTTCCTCCTAATAGTACAGGATTAAGACTTCCTAGAGATTCTAATAGACCTCCTCCGGCTGCTGCTGCATCTCCTAGGCCTTGAATACTTTCTCCAAGTTCTGGATTAAATATTCCTATAGTATCAGCTAGAGAACTAAATCCCCCTTCTACATCTCCAGTACTTTCTCCAAGTTCTTCGAATCTAGAAGCTGCATCCTCGGCCCCATCTTGTAATCCCTCGAGATCTTCTGCTGCCTCTTGGGCTGCTTGAGAGGCTGCTTCTGCTGCTGCTTGGGAAGCCCTCGAGGCTTCTTCTGCTGCTTTCTCAGCGTTCTGTAATTGATTATCTAACGCTGCCACCATCTTCTTAGCTTCTGCCTCGGTTACGTTCGGCATCTGCTTAAGTTTCGATATCAGATCTTTTAAATCGGCCTTATAACTGATCGATATACTTCTTCTTTCTTCCATTAGATTCTCCGTATTAGATCATCAGCGAGAGCAGATACAATCCGATCTACTGCTTCTTCTTGTGGTTTAATCATTAGCTCATTGGCTACTTTCTTACCTTTAGATACAGCGATATCTTGGCCTCTGTTATTTTTAGAATCTTCTCCGAACTTTATAGCCCAAGAGTATGGGGCTCGATTCCACAGATAAGCCTCGAAGGATCCATCCGATAATATTCTAAATCCTTTCTCGAACATATTCCAAGATCCCTTCGATACTATTTTTATAGAAGTTACGTTATCTTCTCTATCTTTTTTTATTTCTGGCTGTCTTACTGGCCAATTATCTTTTGCATCGATCTCGATCTTTTTAAGGGTATCTTCTAGGATCTTGCGAGCATTGGGAGCGATCTTATCTAGGAAGCCTGTATAGAACTCTTGGAGATCTGTATCTATCTCTATTCCGGCTCTTCTGGTTGTATGTCTATTCATGTTCTACCCTTGCTAAGCATCTCCTCCATTCTAGCCCTTTTTATTCGCTCTTGTCTATCTTGCCTATCTTTCGAATCTTCATTGGATAATCTATACTCTGCGAGTAGAGATATCTGTAGATCCTCCGGGAGAGAGTAATACCATAAGGGATGCTCTCCCCATCGCAGAGCAATCCTTAAAGCGAGGAGATCTAACCCTCCTCTCCCACTTGCAAAAAATTTGCTTTCTCTTCTACCTCTTTCTCGCTTGGGATTACCTTCATCATCTCTAGAAGTAGAGCAGAGCCCATCTCGTAGATCTTCGCAGGAGTTACTCCGTTATCCATTAATCGATCTAAGATCTTATAACCGTAGGCTATTGGATCCCCACTCGATACAGGATAAGCAGGTAGTATCCTCGCATGGTCAACCGATACAGCTATAGCAGCAGCGCAGAGCCTTCCGAGTTGTGCTCTATTGGGACTTGAGCCCCAGATAGAAACAAAGTCTAAGCAAGTAGCAATCGAGGAAGGAATCTTCCCCTCATGCTTTCCGAGTTTTCCTAGATCTAGCATAGTACCTCCTGATGCTATTAAGCTACAGTTAAACCACCGTAGCAAGTGAAATTCAACGTGAACGCAGAAGGATCTCCCTCTGAGAAGTCCAAAGAGCATATACACTTACTAAGTGTAACGATATGATCTGCTTCTGCAGGATCTGGGCTATCTGCTAAATATTTAACATCGATAGTGTAGTGTTCTACATATGGGACACCAGTTAACCCGGTAGAGATGTTCCCATTATAAAATCCGGATTGAGAGATAAAATCTCGGATAGATCCTGCTTCGGATGCATCTGTAAACTGTCTGAAGTGGAAAGAAAAACTTCCAGTTTTGGTTTGCTCATCTTGCTTACGGATTGCTGCGAAGTTACCACGATCCATAACCACTAGCTCGGAGAACTGCTGAGGATCTGAGAAGCTAAAGTTACCATCTTCGTAGGCTACTTCGAGAGTTACAGGGGATCCAGTTCCATCGAGAAGAGTTATAACTCCATCGCGCTTAGTCTTGGGTATTGTTGAATATGCCATAATGGCCTCCGGGGATAATGATTACTATTGTATCCGATATGGTTAAATAGTGTGTAGAATATTGAACGATAAAGTTAGAATAATATACTCTTGGGAATCTGTTACAGTTCTCTCGGATCCAGTGTATCGGATAGTAAACTGATTATCCGTAGTATAGGCTTCGAGTACCTTGTTAATAACCTCTTCCTCTGCATCAAGAGAAGCATCGTAATCCGTAGGATAGATATCGAGAGGTCTTAACCGATAAGAAAATAGAACTTGTATTGGAGTAGCAAGATATACTCCTATGGCTCTGCGTTGCCTCTCTTCCATTGCTGTAGAAGTTGCTACAGAGATAGAGAAGGCTCGATGGGCTACAGTGTTCTCCGTTCTTCCAAAATAATCCGGAGTATGCTTAGATTCCTTGAAGCCCGAGATCTCTTCGATCTTGGAGGCTATTCCTCTTCGGATACTGGATAGAGATTGTGCCATTATCTTCTCCGGAATCTACGAGAAAAAGAACCTTGTCCATTAAGAAAGATTACCGGCTGCTTGGCTACTCTATTATCTGGGCTTGCACTCTGGCCATCGTGGTTTTGATCATAGATAAAGTTAATTTGCTTCCACTCATCTTTATACTGTGAGTAATGCTCGTTAGCGAGATCTAGATATCTTCCGTTACTCTGGCCTAGGCTAGAATGGAAATCTCGGAAGATGTAGTAGAGAGATAGATTCTGATGAGCAGCCCGGAAAGCCTCTGCACTCATTACAAGATATTCTAATCCTCCTCCTTCGGTTCTCATTCGTTGGATCATCGTGTACCAAGCCTCATCGATGTAAGTCTGATAAGAAGTAAGATTGGATGGTCTGATATCTTCGAGTTGAGAGTACGTAGCAGTAAGATCTCCATCCGATACTACAGGATATAACCTTCGAAGAACTAAGGCTCCCATTCTTCGGAAAGTAAATACTTCTCCTACAATTGTAATCTTCCACTCTTGGAGGTATCCCTCTCCGAGTGTGAGGCTAGAGTCCAAGATAGAAGGGCTATGAACATAGGTAGGAATATTAGCAGGAAAGGAACCAAGGGCATTATCGATTAACTTCTCTTGATTGGGTTTATAGAGAGTATATCGAACCTCTGTAGGAACTGCGAGCACCCCCTCCCGATAGATAGGAAGAGTAGAAGTATTACTTATCCCTCTCTCGAATAACTCTGGGATCTTAATCTGTGGAGCATAGGGGGTGCTAGTAGGCATTATTTTATCTCGTTGTAAATTTCGAGTCCTTTTTGATTGAACTCTTCGATAAAGGATAGCATATCCTTCCTTATTTTGTAGTGTTCTTCCATCTTCTGTTTAATCTCTGGAATATGCTGTGTATTCTGTAATCTTCCGATCGTTTTATTATGGGTAAGAGTTTCCAGTTCCCAGAAATGAGGCTCTACAGGTTGGAGCGTTCCATCTAATACTAGAGAGATTCCCCACTTATAGAAAGCATCTCTATCGAAGTTCTTTATAACTCGATTACCTACTACTCTAACCGATTGCCATTTAGGACAATGATATCTACCACCTCTAACTCGATATTGGTGTACGTATTGATATTTACCGGCTTCGAGATAGATCCATCCTTGTTGTTGTAGTTTTCCAATCCGAGATCCTGGGTTACCCATCTCTCCATTTATTTGGTGTACTCCATTAACACCGGGTACAATTCGCTCCATTCTAATCGATGGAATAAAGTATCCCTTCCGTTCGATCTTTGTACTCTTTCCCTTCGTTACCTCTGTATCGAAATAATGGAAGAGCCAATTACTCGGATGCCACTTATAAAAGAAGGGGTGGTTAGGTTGCTCCGGAAGGAGTGTATCTTGGCTCGTTTGCATTGGAGCCCAAGGCTGTGGAGTAAAACTCATAATTTTTGTACCTCATTTAAGTTTATAAAAGAAAGGATGGGAACCGAAGCCCCCATCCAACCATAGGAAAGATTATACCAAAGTAGCGATCTCTACTCCTCGAGCATCTTCCAAGATTGCCATACCGATATAAGCATGACCTACAACCTTAGTTAATGCTTTAGTAGCATCGCGATCCATCTCTACCATTACTTCACCCATCGCGCGAGCTTCAACAGCACCCGGAAGAGCAGCAGGCATACCAGTAGCGTAACCGATAGCACCAGGGCAAAACATTGCTCCGGCATAGTTTGAACCGTTATCTGTTACGTAAGAACTAGTATAGATTTCAACACCCATAAAAGAACCTTTGTAGTGTGAACCTTTAGCAGAGATAGCCTCGAAAGAAGCAGGAGAGTAAGCTACGGCTCCAGTTTCTCCTCGGATACCATCTTGCAATTCTGCGAACTGTGCAGGATGTAAGACACATACGTAAGGGCCTGGGGCTCCTTTGTTACTATCAGCAGCCTCTAAGGCTTGGATAGCAGATACCCATACATCTACAGTTAAAGCAGCAGTACTACCGACTTGAGCAGTAAAACCACCGAACAAAGCAGCAGTAAGATTAGCGAACAAAGCATCGTAAGAACGTGAGATATGCTCTGCGATACGGAAAGGATCAATATCTTGGCCCATTCCAGTCATAGAAGCGAGATCAGTAATCGCGTACGCTAAACTTTGTCGTTTACATACGATATCAACATGAGCATCTACAAGAGCCTTGTTAGATACTGCGCTATCCTCTGTTACACCAGTAAAAGCAGAAAAACCCGATTCACCATCGAGGAATGCCTGCCGTACTCGAATCGTATCCGAGCCCATTCCGTTAATACTTCCACAGAAGTCTACGAAAGGGGTATTACGCAAGTTTACGGAGTCTTTTAGTAATAATTTGATTTCTTGAGAGATCATCTGTGCGAGTCTTAAGTCACCGACTAGCCCAGTATTTGTAATTTCATTTGCCATGATATGCACCATTAGAAGAAAGGGGAAAAAATTAGTTTCTGGGCTCTTCTGCTGTTTCGGGAGCGACCCTACCCACTAGTATCTTATATCAATAAATAACCACTTGCAAGCATAAAAAAAACCTCTCTGCAGGAGAACAGAGAGGAAGGGGATCGGGGGAGGTACGACCCACCCCTTTTTTTTAGGAAGATTCGATTACAAAGAAACGACTATTTCAGCACCTGTAATGTTAATAACTGACTTTACTTTAACGTTATTAGCATCTACGAGCTGTACATCCAATTGTACTTTGTTTCCATTGCTATCGTATGCTGATACGTGTACGATCTTCTCACCAAGAGCATGGTTTAAAGTAGCGAAAGTATTAGCAGTAAGATTCTGAGGAGCGAAAGTTTTACGGAACTGATTAAGAGCAACTAAAACTTGACCATTAGTAACAGATGCCAAGTTACCGGCTGCAGGATCTGCAGAGATAGCTGCTTTGGCTCTGGCTTCTGTGAAGTAGAGGTTACCAGCTTCTGCGATATCATCCGTATCAGCATTAAGGGCAATCTGACCAGTAGCAGAGTTATAAGCCAATCCATCAGTATCTACAGACATAGCCAAGCGAGCGCGCGCTTCTGTGAAGAATCGAGCAGAAGAATCCTCTGTAATTTGGCTTGTATTGGCTGATAATGTGTAAACACCGTTAGAGTAAGATAATCCAGTACCTGCAGAGAACTGAGAGAATACATCGCTTAACTCTACAGAGAGAACACCTGTAGTGCTATTGTATTGCAATAACTGAACATCTGGAGAGGCTACAGAAGCGATAGAGATAGATCCTCGAGATCTTGCATCTGTGAAGAAAAGATTACCTTCTTCTGTGATATCATCGCTACCGACTGCCAAGGTAATTACACCTGTACCAGAGTTATAAGCGATACCATCACCCGATACAGAGATAGATCCTCGAGATCTGGCTTCTGTATGGTATAGGTTCGAACTTCCCTCGGAGATTCCATCGGTATCAACATTCAAAGAGAAAGCACCGTTAGAAGCATCATAAGCAAGACCAGAACCTGCAGAGAAGAATCCTCGGATCTCTCCTTGATCAGCAGTGAAAGCACCAGTAGAAGCATTATAATCGATACCGGCTGAAGCACTCAAGAAAGAGCGAACTTCTGAAGCTTGGATATCTTGGCCTTCGATCTCGGTAAAGTCTGCTGTAGAGCCTGCACTTCCACCGTTATGGATCCAAGATTCTGCGCGACCACTGACACCGGTCAAGATGATAATATCACCCTCTTGCTTTTCATCTCCATTAGTATAGTTAGAAGCTACCCAAGCACTTAAAGAAGCAGCAGTAGTATCTACGGCTACATCTGTAATAGTGAGAGGCTTTAACTTAAGTTTAAGATCTCCACCTTCTGTTACAAGCTCGGCATAGTTCGCGCTATCTGTAGCGATACCTACTACTGCATTAGCTTCCAAGTATGTTTTAGTTACTGCGTGGTTATCTGCTGTAGGAGCTTGGTTAAGTTGAACGGCTCCCTCAAAAATATTGTTAGGTGCAAGGAATTGCATGTTGTATACTCCATGTATTAAGATTCGAGGGGTTATCCCTCGCTCTTATACTACCTCAAGATAATCTCTCCGGATAGTGAAATTTGGAAAGATATCACCACTTGATTAAGAGAGTTATGGGTTACCTCTCCTTCTGCGATTGTTCCATCTGTTAGGATAATCTGTACCATCGGCTTAAATCCGAGATTGTGATTAATCAATACTTGAGTACTATTAGTAAAAGCATGTAACTGTGGCCTCGAGGAGGATGGAGAAAAGTATAAGGCCATCTCTACACCTCTTCGAAGATGAGAATAACTGTAGCAGTACTCGCGCTCTTCGTTGCTATGTATATAGCATTAGATCTATTGTACCCTTTACCGAGAGAGAGCTGCATATAAGCACCCCCATCGATATAGGCCTTATCTGCTCCTAATGCTATCCCATCGGTTCCTACTGTGCTCCAATGGATCTCGTGTTGCTCGCATCCGATAGTAACCTTATTAGCAGTTTTCGGAAGTAGAATCTCTGTAGCGAGTTGATTAGCTGTGAAAGTTTTCACAGATGGATATAGATTTGATGATCTTAGATCTAGTGACATAGTACCCCCTTAAATATTAATACTTGCGAGTTCTCCAGGCCTTCTTAATAGCCTCTCGATTCTGTGCGTAAAACTCGCTATCCTGTGCAGCTCTCTTAAGAATATCTCCACTCTGTACCGGAGCAGGCTTCGCTCCTGTATTGGTTTTGGGAGGAAGGAGAGAAGGGCTTGGAGTTGCTTCTGCTGTTGGAGCGACTGCTTCCGGATTAGAGCCTGCTTCGCTTGGAGAAGCAGCCTGCTTCGCTTGGAGATGAGGTCTTAAAACAAGAGGAGCGTTCTCCGGGTTCTCTTTGATTCCCTTAATCCACTCATCCAAAGGAGATTCGCTCTTACTTCTTTGATAAGCCCATTCTACAGCCTCGCGAAGTTCTGGATCTGTAAAACCTTGATCGCTTAGCATCGATATTCGAGAATATTTACTCTCTGCATCCGTTAAGGATTGCTCTAGAGTAGATACCTTCTCTCGTAACTTGGAGATCTTCTGAAGTTCTCCCGATTGGTTATCGAGATTATCCTGTAGAGCCTTCGCTGCTTCCTCTGCTTGGATTGCTCTAGAAGATAATTTAGAGATTCGATCCTTAAAAGCAGCTTCTATCTCTGCTTTTAGAACGTACTCGACTCCCTCGTGCGTTATTGTTTGCATGGTGTACCTCTTGTGTGTTGGTTTCTCTCGTTAATGTAATGTAAAAAAGCAGATTTCGCTAGCCTCTTAGAATCCCAAGGCATCTCGAAGGCAATCTCCAAGAGAGATTCGATATCGATAAGAGGTAGCCAATGATCACTCGCATCCATCTCCTCTAATATCTCTCTCTTCTTTTCATAATAACAGCAATCTGGATGTACTATTCGAATATACATAGACAGAGCCCAGTCATCGGAAGAGATCCATTCTACTTTACAATCTTTGATCTCTTCGATGGGCTTATTACACTCCTCGCAGTTCATTACATAAACTCCAATCTTTCTCTTCGAATCTGGAGGAGATATTCTCTAGCCTCGCGATCATCCATATCATCATACATCATCATAACGGCCTGTACTGGAGAGATTAAAGAGGCTTGCATCTTCGCGATAATATCCTCTCTCTGCGCTCGCATCTCATCCGGTGTTAATGGCATAGAGTGATAACTTACTCGATATCCATCCTCCGGAAGAGAAGTACCGAGGAAGCGATTCGATAACATTGCAGTTTTAGCGAGTAATTCCTCATCTCCCAATCGGAATACAGGAGCAAATTTCTTTTGGGCTTCTCTCTGACCACTCTTAGACACTGCGAGAGCATATCCAGATCTCGGATCTCCGTTCGTTCTGCTTAGTTCGCTCGGAGAGAGGCCTGCTGCTAGTCCTACTCTCATCTCATATTTAGAGATGCTTTCGAGGAGAGCATGGGGATCCGTAGGAATAGAGAAGGAACCGACTAAGGGCTGTCCTTGGGCATCTGGATCTTGAGTAAATACGAGAATAGAACTCGGATCTGTAGCAATAGAAGATCTCCGGGCTATCTCGTTCTGGTCTATCTGAGATAAACCGGCTACGGAGAGGCCTGCTACATATTTCTGGCTCCAGCACGCATCGCGTACCAAATGAACCCACATACTGTACAGGACTGCGCTCGTAAGGGATCCATAGACCATTTGAGAAGCGTTATAAGAATCCCATAAGAATCCGGTTTTTTCTGCATGATATAGAACTACTGGGAGGAATGGATTCCCATCTCCATCTAGATAAGGATAATCCTCTCCTCTATGGGTAGGATGTCCCATAAACTCTTCCGATACATCTCTTCCAAGAGAGCCATCTGTCTCTATAATATACATTCCGAAGATAGGCATAAGAGGATCTCTAATATCGATTACATCTGCAACCCATAGAGGCTTCCCATTATGTTCTCGAAGCCTGGCCTCTTGATAATATACAGGGATATCCGGTTGATCTGGATGGGATTCGCAATATAGGAGATCTGGAGTAACAATTCGATATTGTATACCCGGTGCGATAGTGGGAGAGCCTTCTACATGAGGATTAACATCGATTCGAATAGCACTCTCTCGGAGTCCGATTACCATCTGCTGCGCTCTTTGCATTAACTGCCATAATCCGGCCTTCGTTACAAGTCCTTCTCGAGAAGTAAGATCGGATATATCTCCGTTAAGATTCGTTACTGCAGGTATCTCGTGATAAAGTACGGATAACTGTCTTGTAATCTGTTCGAAGGGATTCGAGGAAAGATCTGCAGGGCCCCAGGCCTCTCTCCGATCTGCAGGAAGATGCCTCGCGAGTTCATCCTCGAGATCTTGCTCCCATGCTCCGATAATCATTCTCTTCCGGAGAGAAGTATGGCTCCATCGATCTTGCTCATCTGGATTAGGTGCTAAAGGTTTTAAGGGTGTATTCATATACTGCATTAATAAATCCTAAGTTTTCCGGGTATGTTTACTCTAGTACTCTCTAAGGTTGGAACGACACAATAACGAAGAGCATCGACTGCATGGCCAAATTCATCTTTACTTCTCGCTGATTGGTTTCTCTTCATTGTCCATCGTTGGAGCGAAAGGATTAACCTCTCACACTTTGGATTAACAAAGAACTGCCTACGGGCCATAATAGAGTGTATCATAGCACTTCCATAATATACACTATATCGAGGCTTCTTTATCGTTCTAATTCTAAAGGGTAGATTCCCTTGTGGATATTGCATAACCTTCTCGAAGGATCGAATTAAAAGAGAGTTAGACATCTTCCCACCTCCGGAGCCTCCATAATGTATATTATCTCCAGTCCATCGACAAGAAGAGGGCTCGATATGATTTCGAGAAAGCATCTCTAGAATTGCTCTCGCATGGGCTTCCGGAGGAGCAGCACCGGAGATATATTCATCGAGTACATATACCCAGGGCTTAGAGGTATCGCTCATCTCTACAGCAGCGAGGATCGCTACCTGTGCATTAGGTTGCGAGCCATGATCTATTCCGATACAGAAAGTATAATTACCTATTGGAGCAGGTTCCCGAGATATCATATTATCCGAGAATTGATCAAATACTCTCCCCTCCGGTATACCGATTACCCAGTCTCCGTTAAGCCTCGCGGCTCGGTCTATTGGGAGATAGTTCTGGGAGATATTATCGATCTGAGATTGCGATATAATGGGCTTGCAATATTTTGGAGTAGTTTTCTCTACTGTGAGGGGAGCCTTCGTACAAGATACCCTACCCTCATCTACCAATTGCTTAAGGTAACTTACATCCTGGCCTACTGGAGTCATAGTTATCCCAATTGTTCCAGTAGTTCCACCTGCTCCCCCTCTTAATACTCGAGCAGCGAGCTCTCCCCAGACCTCCGAAGATACAGGTTCATCTATCGCTACATAGCCCACCGTAGCAGAGGCTAGCCCTAATCCTTGATTAGCAGTTTTTACGTAAATCATAGATCCATTATTAAATTTTACTACTGGATGTATTCCTCGGAAGCCTCTACCGGGTACGAACTCACAAGAGGGATGTAGAGCATCCTTTGGACACATCGCATATAACTTTTCTTGGATAGTTATACTCTGTTGATGAGAGTGGGTAATAAGAAAGCATTGGATAGGAGGAGGAGCAGTATCGATATAAGGATGGTTACCTAAACATCTATATAGTAATTCTGCTGTCTGCGCGTAGGTTTTGCCTACTTGATTACCTCCGAGTAATAACTTAATCTTGGAGGGATCCTTTAACCATGCCTCTTGAGGAGGAGTAGGACAAAAATAAGCGAGAGGATTCTGGGTAGCCCGGTTCCTTAATCTCCTTAGATTCTTTGTAGTGTCCCGGATGCTCATTTAAGTTTTATCCCCATCTTACTCGCTCCCTCTATTATCGTTATCTCTATGGGTTCCTTCCGTAAAAGAGATATCTCTCTGCATACTAGAAAGAAGTATTCTGTTTTCGGGTTGGATAAGCCTGCTCTCCACTTGCATAGGAGAGAAGGATGCGAGCCAATCCTCAAAGCTAGCCAAGAAAGGCTCTTTTCGTGCTTTATTAGTTCCAATTGTACCCATAAACCGAAGTTCATCCTCTACCCCATGGCAATCGCAAGGATCACATTCACATACTACACAGTATTCTACTTCCGAGTATCTAGTACTTTTAAGCATAGATCTATCTCCATCTGGTTCTCTGTACAAGCTCCAATAATCGAGATAGTGTTATTAAGATTGGCTATCTCTTCGCATTCCGATTGGGAAGCCCCATCTCCTTCTCTCGTTTGGAGTCTACAGAACATCTCTCTACAGAGGCCTTCTCCATTTAAGCCCATATACTCCGAAGAGCAAGGGACTTGTAACAGATCGGGAGCAGTTAACGATTTTTGTATCTCGAGCTCTCCCTTCTGTATCTCTCCTTGTAGTGTGGATAAGTTGTTGATAACTTCCGATTGAGAAGTAGAGAACTCTTCCCACTTCTTAGAGCGATTCTCTAATCCGAGGAGAGCCCCAGTAGTTAGAAGAGATCCACCCATCGCAGAGATTAAGATAATTTGTAATATTGTCATCGTTTCACCGTAGGGAGTTTTATAATATCTTTCATTGTTGTTATCGTACCTTCCAATCTTTGTCTAAGTATTGGAGGAAGAGATACAATAGCAGAAGTTATCTCGGATAGTAACTGCTCATCTGTTAACCCTTCGAGCTCATCTCCGAGGCCTTCCTCTGCTTCGATCTGTCTGATCTGTTGGACTACTTGGAGGAGTTGCCTCTGGAGTGCTGCGTAGGCCTGCCAAGATTGGCTCGATTCTGCCTTGGCCATACTAGAGCGAAGTTCTCTAGCTTGCATCTTCATAAGTTCTAGCATACTCGATGGAAGTTCTATCTCTTTGGATTGCTCTTGTACTTTCATAACTCCATCTTTGGAGTAACCATGCCTTCTTTCTAGGAGCCAGGCTGCAGCCTTCCAATCTTTTTTCGAGGCTTGGGCTATCGTTCCAAGATGTACTACGGCTCCTTCTGCTTCTGCCTTTTTTACATTGTCGTAAAAAGATCGATATACTCCGGTATCGAAGCCTTCACCTTTTTTTATCCACTCGTACAAAGTACTCCGAGATATTCCTGCGTACTGTGCTGCGATCTCGTAAGTTGTACCGGCTCGGAGTGCCTCGATTATTCTATCTCGTACTGGAGCAGTGAATTTACTCTTTCTTCCCTTAGGTTTTGGCATTGTATTTCCTGTTTTTTCTGTAAAAATTAACACATATCAAAAAAAGATCGTGGTGACAG